CTGTTTCTCGTTGTCTTTTAATGCGTTACAGACTACAATAGCCTGTACAAGTGTGTTGTTCTTTTTTGCGGTAGCAAGGAAGGCAACTGTTAGATTATATTTTGAGAAAAAGAATGACGCTAGAGCAAATACAAGAATTATGGAGTAAAGATTCTATCATTGATAGAACTGAGTTAGGCAATGAGGCAATTAAGATTCCTCAGATACACAGCACATACTTTAAAATCTACTCCACAGAAAGATTAATACTCAGAAAGCTAGAGTTCCAAAGCAAGGCTCTGTACAAAGACCTGTGGTCTTACTATCAGGGTCACATGGACTATGAGGAGCTGAGTGATAGAGGATGGGAACAGATCAACACAATTATCCTTAAGCAAGATATGAATGTTCATATTGATAGCAATCAAACATGGATCGATAACAATCTCAAACTAGCTTATCAGAAAGAAAAGGTAGACTTTTTAGAGGCAATAATTAAATCTCTTAACAATAGAGGATTTAATATTAATGCGGCCGTCTCTTGGGAAAAGTTTAAAGTCGGTATCTAGTGGAAACCCTCATAGCTCAAAAAGTGAATGAAGTTTACATGACCGTTGATTGTGATGGTGGATCATGTTGGGAACTACAGGACTACTTTACGTTCACAGTCCCAGGTATGCAGTTCATGCCTCAAGTTAGGAATAAGATGTGGGACGGAAAGATCCGTTTATTCAATCCACAAACAAAAAGAATATACAGTGGTCTATTAAGACACGTAGAGAAGTTTGCACAAGAAAGAGGATACAACTTTGTAGCTGATCCTAAATTTGCAGATGATGAATTCTCTATTAGTGAAGCAAAGAACTTCTGTGACAAATTAGGCTTACCATTTGACGTACGTGATTATCAACTTGATGCATTCTGCCATGCCATAAAGAAAAGACGAGCAATGATGTTATCACCTACTGCAAGTGGTAAGTCTCTTATCATATATCTGATAACCAGGTACCTAAAGAAAAGGACATTGGTTATTGTACCTACGATATCATTAGTACAGCAGATGGCTGGAGACTTTGATTCATATGGATATGATAAACCAATGCATTGTATCACAGCTGGTGTTGAGAAAGAAACAGAGCACGATGTTACAATCAGTACATGGCAATCAATATACAAGATGCCTAAGAACTGGTTTAAGCAGTTTGATGTTGTGATAGGTGATGAGGCTCATTTGTTTAAAAGTAAATCGCTTACAAGCATTATGACTAAGTTAGACTCTACAAAATATAGATATGGATTCACAGGTACCTTAGATGGATCCACGACACACAAGTTGGTATTGGAAGGATTGTTTGGTGCTGTAGAGAAGGTCACTACAACAGATGAGTTGATTAAGAAAGGAACACTAGCTAAATTCAACATCAAGTGTTTAGAGTTGCAGTACCCTGATGAAGTAAAGCAGGTGCACAGTAAAGATAAATACCAGGACGAAGTAGACTTCTTAGTCCGTAATGAATCTAGAAATAGGTTCTTACGAAACCTGGCAATAAGTTTGAAAGGAAACACATTACTACTATATCAATTTGTAGAGAAGCATGGGAAACCATTACATGCAGATATTGTTAACACCCTAAAGAACTCAGTTGAAAAAGACCGTAAGGTGTTCTTTGTATCAGGCGAGGTAGATGGTAAATCAAGAGAGGAGATACGACATATTGTAGAGACTCAAGATGACGCTATCATTGTTGCTAGCTTTGGTACATTTAGTACTGGAGTAAACATAAAGCGATTACACAATATTGTATTCTGCTCTCCTAGCAAATCTAGGATCAGAGTACTACAGAGTATTGGTAGAGGTTTAAGGACAGGCGACAATAAAGAAGAAGCTACTCTATTCGACGTCGCAGATAATCTTAAATGGAAATCAAAAACCAACTTCACGTTAGAACATTTTGCTGAAAGGATTAGAATGTACAACGATGAGAAGTTTGATTACAAAATGTATAAGGTTGCACTCAAATGAGATATGCAGTTATTAAATTAATTAATGGCGAAGAGATAATAGCCAAGGTGGAAGATGCGCCTAACCCAACAGAGATAATCATACATCAACCAGTACTTGTAAACAGGAACCATGCAAACCAAGGTCCGTATATGCAAGTATCTCACTACTTAATGTTCTCAAAGTACAATAAAGCCACAATAAAAACGAAGAATATCGTTGTGCTTGAATACGAACTAGAGGATAATGCTATTGAAAGCTACAACGATTTCGTTGATGGGAAGAACTCAAAGCAGCTAACCTTGAATGATAAACAGAAGCTCGATGCATTATTGAAAGAGCTTCAAGATACTAATTACACAATGGAGGATGAGTGGGTAGACGATGCAGAAGCAGAAGCTAACACTACACTACACTAATGCCAAGAGCTAAATCAGAACACTATGTAGACAATAAGAAGTTGTTTGCTGAAATGAAAATATACCTGGACGCAGTCAAAGAAGCTGAAGAGTCAGGGGCAGATAGACCTAGAGTACCAGAGTACATTGGAGAGTGCTTACTCAAGATCTCAACACGACTATCGACCAAGCCTAACTTTATTAATTACACATATCGAGATGAGATGATCAGTGATGGAATAGAAAACTGTATCAACTATATCGGTAACTTTAAACCTGAGAAGTCTGACAATCCGTTTGCATACTTTACTCAGATAATTTATTACGCATTTCTTAGAAGGATTCAAAGAGAGAAGAAGCAACTATACATCAAGCACAAATCTTTAGAGAGAAGTTTGATTTTAGATCAGCTAGCTACTCAAGGTGAGTCAGGTCCTGATACAGGTGACCAGAGTGCTTATGTCAACTTAGAAACTCCTTACATGATAGACTTTGTGGAGAACTTCGAGCGTAAAGAAGAAGAAAAGAAACTTGCGCGTAAGAAGAAGAAAGGTCTCGAGAACTTCGTGGAGGAAGAACAAGAGGACGACAAGAAGTAGATGGCAAAGATAGCGTTAATAACAGACCAGCACTTTGGAGCAAGGAATGATTCAAAAAGAATTCATGACCATTTTGAGCGATTCTATAGCAATGTATTTTTTCCGCAACTACTTGACCGTGGTATTGATACTGTCATTGATCTTGGCGATACCTTTGATCGTCGTAAGTACATTAGTTTCACTAGTCTCAAAAGGGCTAAGGAAATGTTTTTCCAGCCTCTTTCCGACAACAACATTAATCTCCACGTCATCGTTGGAAACCATGACTCGGTTTATAAGAACACTCTTGAAGTAAACAGTATCGATCTTCTATTAGAAGAGTACACTAACATCACGACATACGTTCAGCCAGAAGTTATTGAGATTGATAACACAGAGATTATGTTGGTGCCATGGATATGTGATGCTAACGAAGAAGATACATTTGTCAAAGCAGATAAGACATCAGCACAGATACTATTGGGCCACTTAGAACTTGCTGGATATCAAATGTACAAAGGTGGCTTTATGGATCATGGAATAGCTGACCATTGGCTCAAGAAGTTTGATCTAGTATGTAGTGGGCATTACCATCACAAAAGTACAACGGGCAATGTTAATTACCTTGGGTGTCCATATGAGATGACTTGGAGTGACTTTAACGATCAAAAGGGTTTCCATATCTTAGACACATTGACAAGGACTATAGAGTTTGTGCCAAACCCACATACAATGTTCCATAAGATATGGTATGATGATACAGATTTAGATATGCATGGGCTGTTAGCTCAGACCGATACATTTGGTCAATATAATGGATGTGCTATCAAAGTGATAATTAAGAACAAAGACAATCCTACACTGTTTGATTTGTTCATTGAAAAATTAGAGGCAGTGGATCCAATGAACATTCAAGTAGTTCAAGACCACTTACACTTAGACTTAGAAGACGATGAGGACATTGTTGATGAGGCTGAAGACACTCTTACTATATTGGATAACTATGTCACCAACTTGGACATCAAGAACGACAGAGTTGATTTACAAAAGCTACTAAGAGAGTTATACTCAGAAGCATTACAAGTTAGTTAATTATGATAATATTTGAGAAGGTTCGCTTTAAGAACTTTCTGTCCTACGGTAACAACTGGACAGAAATAGAACTAAACAAAAGCAAAGACACATTGATCATTGGAGAGAACGGGGCTGGTAAGTCCACGTTCTTAGATGCGTTATCGTATGGCTTATACATGAAGCCATTTAGAAAGGTCAACAATCCACAACTAGTTAACAGTATCAATAAAAAGCACCTAGTGGTTGAGGTGGAGTTCAGTGTGGGCGGCAATAAGTATAAAGTAGTAAGAGGCCACGCACCGAG